CTCATAACTTGACAACTCGTTAATTTTAGTTGTCTTAGGGCTGAGGATGTCAGCATCAGTAGTCAATAGGAATTGTTCAGTATCACTGAACAGAATAAGACCAACACTAGTAGGTCTCACATATCGGTGATTAACAGGTCGAATTGAAGAAGCTGTAATATCAATGGGATCATCATCAGTAACAGTCAACGCTGTTGTTACCCAAAAGTTAAAGTAATCACCAGCACGGCTGAGGATAACTGCTTCATTAGAAAGGAATCCAAGTCTGTTACGATAGAAGAAAATGTTGTTAATCTTCTGTCCAACAAAGCTTGGTGTTGGGTTCGTCTCTTCATCACCTACTAAACGATCTTCCCAGGTAACAGGTCCGAAAGTAAATGAACCATCAGCTTGACGAACTAGTTGATGAGGCATCGTTAGTTCATCAAATTGATATTGAATCTCAGGAGCAACAGTTTCTTCCCAACTACCAGAGCCATATGTGCCCCCACCGTCAGTAACAAACTTTACCCACATATCATCAACATCAATTTCAATTGTGTTGACAATTTTTACAACATAACCGTCTTTACAGCTAATTGGTAGATCAGCAACTGTAGCAGTTGTATCTTGGAAAACAAACAACGCATCTTCAGAAGGACCACCAACAACTTCAATAGTAAATGGTCCACTTGCTGTGCTGATATAAATACCAGGACCTACAACAGTAGCAGCGTAAGTTTTACCATTAAATGTATTGCCATTGATGTCAGCAGCAAGATCTGTTACGATTGCATCTACATCACCACCAGTACCAGCATTGTATGTACCAGCTAATACACCATCCAGTTTAATTCTATAATGCCCAGTGCCTACTATTTTAACAACAACAAAAGCTTCATAAGGTTTTACTGCTGAAGTTGTAGCCTTTAATGCAACTGTCTTTGCTTTATTGAGAACAAAGGTGTAGTCATTAAGTGTTAGCAGTTCAATGTCAGAGGGTGACACAGGATTACCGCTATCATCAGTAAGATAAGCATTAGATGGAGGTGCGGTAATAACACAATTAGCTACTTCTGCATCATAGTTTACTTTAGCTGCAGCTTCAGCAATGACAGCATTATCATAATTAGTCTGTGCTGTATTCATTGCTGACAAGGCTGTTGACAAGTCAGTAGCATCATATACAGCAGCAACAGCTATATTAGCACCAAACACCCTGTAGCCTTGAGAAGCTACCAATGGATGTTCATCAGTAACTTCAATGCCCAACGTATAACCAGCGGGTAATGTAGACCCAGTTCCAATTACAGCGTTATTGTTTTTGGTAGTATAAATACCGCTGCTATTTAGAATAATACCTGATTTCACATACTGATCAATTTGACCAACTGGATAGGTATAATCAACTTCAAAGAGTAGTTCAACAGTAGAAGTTTGTCCAGCTAATACTTCTGCATAGTAAGCCTGTGCTGCATTCAGTAGATCCAGCTTGGCTTGAGTATCTTCAACAGCAGCATTATAAGTAGCCAAATCAGCTTTAAGATTAACTAGATTACAAGTGCCTGGAACACCTGTGTTAGTCCCCATATCGACAGCTCGTGGAGATCCAGCAGAACCCAATACACTATCAGTTAGAGTCCATACACGAAAAGTGTTGTCATCATATTGTGCAACATACTTTTCTTGTTGATCCCTTAGGATAGAAAACCACCTACCAGAATCTGTTGCATTATAAAGTTCAGTGATATGCTTACCACCAGGACGCTTAAGCAAACCCAAAGCATAATCTGGTAAGGTATTAACTGCATCCCGAAGCTGCCCAGGAAACTTACGGTTGTCAGGTTGTTGTGAAATACCAAGAAGAAAATTAGGTATCCTTTGGGTAATACTGCTCATCGCATCAAAGCTTGAAAGGGTTGATAACTGTTGTAATAATTTTGACCATCACGGAAACCAAACATTGAATAGTCACCTTGATTGCAATCATATTCAATAGCAGCAGCTCGTGTCTGACCTTCTTGTTCAGCTAGTAGTTTATTAAGTTCCTGATCACCTACCATTTTGGTAGCACACATACGTGCAGCTCGTGCAGTGATGTATGTTTGAATAGCAGGTGGCACATCAGTAAAATCAAAATACCAAACAACATCAGCAAAGATGCTATCAGTAAATGTAAAGGTATGATTCAAACGATCATAAAGTTTTCCATTACGACGAACAACATCATACTTAGCACGGTGATGTTCGTTGTTAGTATCAATCTGAAGTAGATTATATGGATAAACAATCTCATTAGTAAGACTATCAGGAGTCAATTCATAATGACGTTCAGTGTTAAAGATCCAACCTTCAGCTTGAACTTGACGATTGACTTCCCTTAGTGTATTAAGAACTATTGCTACTTCAGGGTTTTGCAGATCCAGTGTGGTGACAGGAGCCTGCCCCACTGAGCTAAGTATTTGATTAACAGCATCCAGTTCGGTGGACACAGCATAAGTAGGAAAAGGCATAGTTACCTATCACAATGGATAAAAAAAAGGGGACCCCGAAGGATCCCCAAAAACAAATAAATAAATCAGAAAGTGCTAGGAGCACTGTTGGTCACATGCAGTTCCACAGCAGCAGCAGGGTTCAGATAGTCTGCACCCATAGCCAGACGACCAACGATGATGTCGCCTTGGTAGATCACAGAAGCATCACCGCTGGTAACTTGCACCTGAGGACCAATAGCTTCCACACAGCCAGCAGCTTCACGTTGGAAGATCAGACCGCAAGAAGTAGAGCCGAACTCAACAGCAGTACCATAATCATTGTTGATACCAGTAGAAGCATCGCTGGCATCTTCCAGAGCAACTTCCACGAAGTCACCAGTATTACCAGGAGTAGTCACACCAGTGGTGCCGCCATACTTGGTGCCATACTTGCCCAGGAACGGAATGTTCATGGACTTATAAATTTGAATACCAGCAATCTCGATGATACCGTTACCGGACTGCAGAGCAGTGCCTTGAACGTCACGGTTCACCAGGCCGCTAGTGCCCACAGCTTGGATCAGTTCATAGTATTGACGGGGGTTGAGAACAGCCACACGGCCATCCATCGACACACCTTTCTCATCCAGAACTGCAGCTGCATCATAGAATGCAGATACCAGCTTAGCGGAATCATAAGCATCAGCTTCAGAGCCAGCACCAGTACCGACTTGAATCTGAGTACCACCGGGTTCTTCGAAGTTGGTGGCAGACACAGGGCTGGCCTTACGTGCACCGCGAGCGATAGCACGGAAGATCAGACGGTCATACTTTTCAGCCAGAGCATAGCCGATCTTACGGGAGATCTCCGAACGAAGATCATAGTGAGCAAGAACTTCATCGAGTTCATACACAAAAGCAGAGCTGATCAGAAGGTCATCACAAGTGATGGTCTTCTCAGCCACAGGGGGTGCACCCAGGTCATTACCAAGAATGCTGTTGCCAGGGGTGTGGAACTCAGCGGTAGTACGACCAGTGAAGATGAACTGCAGAGACTTGCCGTTCTTCAGGGTGCGCTTCATAACAAGATCACGAGCAATCGTGTTGTTTTGGAAGCCTTTGAACATTTCTCCACTGAACAGTTTCAGATAGAGAGCACGAGTATCACCAGCCAGGTTAGATTGACCCAGATTAGTGAGTTGTGCAGGATTAGTGCTGGATTGATGATCCAGCGAACCAGGATAAGCCATTGTTAAAAAGGAGAAAGATTAAATGTTACTTGCTCCCAAACGTTTGGAAAATTAAAAACTATTTGTCTGTCTCTCCAGACCGTCTAGACGGCGAAGGGTGTCTCCGTAGAGGCCAACGCCAATAGGAGCCAGGTCCGACTCTGAGGTGCCTGACTCCAACCACATCTCTGTGGATTTCAGCCCGACTATCTATTAAAGATAGGAGCGGGAACCTTTAATAAAGGATTAGCTTATTAAAGTCTATTTAGTTTTGGGTGTGTATGCAATGCCGCGATACTTAAGCTTGGCTGCTTTCTCTGCTGCCTGTTGCTCCCGAACACGGGCATCTAATTCGACTTGAGTCATGATCTTAGATG